AGTAGACCCCCGCGCTCGGCAACCGTACTTCTTCCCAGGGGATGATCTCATCCCTGGCAATGACGGAATCCAGTATCTGCTCCGGAGTCATAGACGCGCCCGATGGCGTCGGCTGGTGCGGGGGCGGCGCGCCTGTCATAGTAGATCTCCCATTGGTCCGTTGCGGTATCTACTCAGGGGATGAAATACGACGCTACGACACCGCAGCCCCGGTCTTTGCGTCCTTGGTGACCGCATAGTCGTAGCTGAGCGTGACCTCAACGATCTTGGCGTCGCTGTCCGTGTACGTCAGATCTCCGTAGGCTATCTGCTTGGGCCAGGAATTCATTAGATCCACCGTCACAACTGGATTGCCGTCCCCGTCTATGAGCAGGATCGTGCTCTGCTTCTTGTAATCCGACGCGAAGCCAATACCAGCGTCCGCCGTGCCGACCTGCGCGCGCCACGCATCCAGCTTAGCCGTGAGACCCTCCGTATCGTAGAACTCGATGCGCACGTCGTCCCAACCGACGAAGCGCGCAAATTTGTACCTGATCGCGCCCCCGTCGACGGCCTCCTCATCGAATGATATCTTAGGCAGGGTGATTCCCCTGGCGTAGCGCGCGGGAGACATGCTGTCCACGAGGATGGGACCCAGCTTCTTAATGAGCCATTGATGCTTTAAGAGCACGCCCTCGGGCACCGCCGCGCCGTTCACCTCCGTCTGATAGACCTTGAAGCCCGGCATGTTACTGCGCCTTATCGTAGGAGACGTTCACGGTAATAGTAGATATGTCGGCCGACGCGTAATCCAATTGGTCGGGTGTCAGGCTGGTGGGCCAGGAGTTTATGAGAGTGGCCCGCCACGTCTCCTGGCCGCGGCCGTCCAGCATGGTGAGGGTGGCGTTGCTTCTGAAATCCGGCCTAAGCGATCCTCTGCTGAAATCGACGACTTTCTTCATCCATGCAAAGATGCTGGCGTACACGTCCGGATTTTCGGCTTCATAGAAGACGATGTCGATGGGTTCCCACCGGCTCTTGGCCGGGATATATATGACGTCCTGTTGATGATGGATGCTCACCTTGTCAATGATCGGTTTTGGCCGGTCAGCTTTCACGGCCAGAACGAGGATGTCCTTCATCTGCGGGCTGATGGTCTGGAAGCGCCAACGATGTCGCCGGCGGGTTTCTATGACTGCGCTCGGCGCATCCGTGCCGCCGGTCTGGCCTATCTTGAATCCTGGCATGCGTACCTGATACAAACGGGCCCTGCTTCTCGCAGGGCCCTATCTAAGTATTGCCGGGGGCACGAAATCACTCGCCGGCGCCCTCGCGCTCGGCTCGATCGTACCGCATCGACACCGTGATGGTCGCGATGTCCGAGCTGGAATAGTCGAGTTCGTTCCAGTTGATCTCCCGCGGCCAGCAGTTGTAAATCTTCCAGGTCTCGGACGGCGATCCGTCGCCCTTCGCCATTTTCAGGCTCGCCTGCTTCTTGTACTCCTTCGGCGGCGCCACGGAGACCTGATTGATCTGATTGACTTTGTTGAGCCAATCCCAGATGGCGCCCGACGCCTCAGGATCCTGCTCCGTGTCGTACCATTCCAGCTCGATGGGGTCCCATTCCTGCTTGCCGGCGAACCAAGCCACCTCTTGATCGTGGTGCATCGCGGCCTCGGAGAACTTGAAACTCGGCCGCTGAGCCTTGCTGAGGACGATCAGGACGTTCTGCTTCAGCGCGTCCCCCATAGTCTCGAAGAACCAACGGTGCTTCCTGCGCGTCTCCGCGTTGGCGGGCGGCACGTTCCCCGCCCCTTGGCCGCCGATGTTGAAACCGGGCATCTTACCCTCCTGTTTGTCTTCAAGCTATCTTTGCGCCAGATGCCGGCACCGGACAGCCTGGAGCGCCCCGCGGCGGTGCAAAAATGCGGGTAGACGGCCCCTTAGAGGGTATTTCACCCACCATCCATGATACTGCTAATAGGCGGGCACGTCCCACAGTCGTGGGCCAGGTCGATGGAATATGCATATTGCCTGCGCAAGAACCTGGAAAATCCAGCCATACAGAAGGTGTGCTTATTCATCGAAGACGATTACGAAGCCTATGTCAAATCGGTGAATCCGATATTGCTGACGCACGCCAAGCTTCAACCGATTAGGCACCAGAAGAGGGTCACTTTCCTAGAGATGTTCGCGTTCGCCAACGCCAACTTTGCGCACGGCACCTTGATCGCCATCGGCAATGCGGACATATACTTCGATGCCTCCTTAGACAAGCTCGCCGGCTTCAACATGACCGGCGCGTTCATAGCATTGAGCAGGGCCTATGACGTGACCGGCGAGCTCGCATTGGTCGAATGCGACCATAATAGATGGTGCGATTCGCAGGACGCATGGATAGTCAGCACCCCGGTATCCATCGCCAATTGCGACTTCGGGCTCGGCGTCAGGGGTTGCGACAACAGGCTGATCTTCGAGGCCAGGACCGCCGGATACCGGGTCATTGACCCCGTAACGGTAATCAAGAGTTATCACGTGCACGCCAGCCAGTACCGCACCTATGACGGCGCGCCTCCGGTACCCGGCCCATATCAGCATTGCCTGGACTTCGAATTGAAATAAGGCTTGACGAAATGCCGCACCGTCTCTTCATCCACAATAGCCTGCATAGCGGCGACGTCCTGCTGACGAGGGTGCTCATCGACGCTATCATAAGGAAGCATCCAGGCGCCGAGATCCTGCTGCAATGCCGCGCCCCCATGGCATACCTCTGGCACGATTACGGAGTCAGGATTTTCGAATGCGGATATGATTACGGAGCCACGACGCCCACGCCGGAATGCCCGCGGGACTTCGAATTCTTTAACGCGTGGTTTGGGACGTTCCAGGACATATTGAACGGATATGGGCTGACGCACGCGAATCAGATCCACACGTTCAACAGGCAGGTCCACATACATGGGACGCAGGCGTTCCTGGACTTGCCGACCGATCCGCCCGTCCTATATCTCAGCGACCTGCATACGCTCTGCGCCCCCAATACGATCCTCGTCGAGAACGGACCAGCCCTATCAGGGCAGTGCAATCATGGTCTGGGCGCCTACGTGCATAGACTGGCCTCCGAGTTTCCGCAATTCAATTTCCTATGCTCCGCCAATCCTCAAGTCAACTTGCCGAACGTCTACGACGGCTCCTCCTACAACCTCCTGGTCATGTCGGACCTAAGCAACAAGTGCATCGCCTTCATAACCCAAGCGAGCGGCGCGAACGCCTGCACGTACACAAGGCACAACATCGGCAAGCCTCGCTTCTTCTTCGGTTATATCTATCAATGGACGATCTGGGATAACTCAGCGACCATAGTGCACTCCTATGAACATCTAGCCGCCGCGCTGAGAGAAAGGCTATGCAAGGGATGAACAAAATACGATGGGCGCCTTCGGAGGAGAATTCAAAGCTGACGATCATCGTGGTCGCCCACAACCTCATGGCCCTACATTACCCCTTCCTCGAATCCTTCGTCTCCGCCCTGCCGCTGGGCTGCAATTTCCTCGTGGGAGATTACGAGTGTACCGACGACACGATGGAGGCGTTCAAGACGCTGGCCCAATACGCCAAGCTGGACATCGTACCCGGCAGGTGGCGGTCTGAGACTGGCGGCACCGCCATCGGCATTGCCACGCAGGAGCTGATTTCGCAGTGCAGCACGCCTTTTGCGCTCAATCTGCAAGCCTGCGAGGTCCTCTGCGAGGATTGCTATCCGTTAACCGCCCGGCCCCTCGCCTTTAAAATGCGACATTTCTGGGGCAGCTTCAACTTCGACGGCGGCCAGGGGTACGGCTATGCGGAAGCCCCCCGCATTTATTCCAGTCAGCAGAAGGACCTCGATAAGGGAGATGGGTGCTGGCCCCCCGGCGGCAACAATTTCAGCTTATGGCCCCTGGAAGGCGGAACGATACACCGCTACAGCTACTGCTTTGACAACCAGGTCGCGGCCAAAGCTGCAAACCATTATCGCCTCTATCTGGGCCAAGCCCAGACGCCGGAGCAACGGCGCAACTCCGTGGAATGGTGCAAGCAGCACCCCAATTACCACGGACCGCATCCCGCATGCGTACAGCATCTAGTAGGTCAGCGCGACTACAATGCTGCCCGAAGCTGGGACGCCCTGTCACCCTACCTGGAACGGTACCGATGATAACGCAACTCGTCTGTTACCATCTGCCGCCGAGCCAGGCGCGCCTCGCGGAGTTCTGCGCCGTGCTGCGCCAAAACGTCCGCAACGAGCAGATCGCCCGGATTGACCTGTTCGTGGAGGATGCCGCCCTGCTAACTTGTCCCTGGGCAGAGGCTGAGCAAATGAGGCGGTTGTGGGCGGACCCCAAGATCAGAATCTTCCACACCCACGCCAGGCGCACTTACCAGGCCCTCATTGACCATGCCAATGAGCACGTCGAGGGTCTGGCCATGATCTCGAATTGCGACGTGCATTATGACGACACGCTACAGCTGCTGCACAAGGTCAACTTCGCCAAGTTCGCAGTCTGCCTTAGTAAGGCAGAGATCGTAGGCGACAACCAATTCTACCCACTGACGCCCGCGATGTGCGGGTACTCTCAAGACACATGGGTGTTTAAGCCGCCTCTCAAGAGGATGCGCGACGCCAGCTTCTTCATGGGCGTCCAACGGTGCGACAATAGGATCGCCTGGGAATTCGCCGCGATCGGCCTGCGGCCCATCAACCCCGCCAATGACATCCGGTCCTACCATTGCCACCTCTCCGGCGTAAGGACTTACAGGCAGGACATTGACTGCGTCCCGGGCCCGGTATTATTTATCAAGCCGCCTTATGGCCTGAGTCCGGAGTTTTGTGCCTTATGAGCGCCTATCTGAATCTGTGCAGTACCGTCTCCGTTGGCGTGACCGCCGCCGCGGAGAACGTTCCGTTAGCCCAACACCAGCCACACGGTAGCGCGACCCTGCTATAGGTCGCGCGCGGGTCCCACGCTTGCAAATCTATCGTCAGCCCCCAAGGGTCCATCCCCACCCTCTTAGCCGCGTCGAATACCGGGGGTCCGCAATGCGGCAATATCCGTCCCTTGTAATAGCATGGCCCGTAGCACGCGCAATCGTTGACGACGGCCCGAGGATAGCGATCGACCTTATAGACGATGTCCCTCCGCAGCACCGTGATCCGCCCGGCATATGCGCGTGTCAACGCCGCATCCACGTTGACGCCAGGATAGCGGCTGAGGAAGACGGAAAGGTACGACCACACATCCGGGGCGATCGCGTGCAGCGCCATGCCGTTGGTAACTAATTCTATCTGATTAAACAGGCGGCTCCCCATGAACAACCTTATCGCTTCATTAAAGGGCTTCCATAGCAGGGGCTCACCGGGTCCGTGGATGTGCAGCGTATCCACCCTGGCGTCGAGCGCCCGCAGGCGGTCGATGAGCGCTTCCATGTCTCCCAGCGTAGCGCTATACCGAGGATCGGCATCCCGCATGCCCTGGCAGACGCACAATTCACAGGCTAGCTGGCATGGACTGCAGATGTCCAACAAGAGCCGTTTGATCATGGCCGTGATCCTGCGTGTGCCTCTCGATATCTTTATACGCGGGCTGCCTTAAAACATAGAGAAGGGTGCAATCATGCTCTGCGACATCTACGTCTTCAACATCCAATACAATTCCTGGAACTACACGCACGGCTACGTCAACGCGTTGCGAAAGATGGGGTGGCTCGGCAAGAGCGGCGACCTGAAAGCCTGGCACGACCCCGCCAGTCTTCAATCGCTGTTCGACGGGCCGTCCGATTGCGTTCTCATGATCGCCCCAGAACACCACAGAGCCGAGATCTTTGGGACGCCGGCCAAGAGGGACGCGATTGTACGATTAAAGCGTCAGACCGGCAAGAAGCTGGTCGCCATCATCTTCGAATCCCTGGTCGACCCGTTTGGGGCGAGAGCCTGGGCGAAGGCTGGCAACCCCTGGATACTAGACAACTATTGGCGGCACCCGCACAAGGCCGCCCTCTGGCAGACCACGACGGACCTCGCTGAACAGTTCCAATGCTTCGACTGCGTATTCGCGCACGATGAAGTCGATGCCGCCTGGCTCAAAGGCAATGGGGTGAACGCGTACTGGATACCTACGTGCGCCGACGCAGACGTGTTCAAGCCTATGGTCGAGAAGCCCCAGAACAAGGCGGCCTTCATAGGTATGCTCTACTGGCCGCGCGGCGACCTCATCGCCGCTTATCCCTTCAAGTTCGATTTGGTCACGGTACCCAGGGCCGCCTTCGACGATCCTCGGTGCCAAGGCACCACGGCCGAACTGGTTAAAGCCTTCAGCTCCTACCTCATAGGCGTAAACATGAAGTCTCCATTCGGTGGTATCACGGTTAGGACCTTCGAGCTGATGGCCTGCGGCGCCCTACCGATAGTCACCCTGCCCGCCCCGGATCGGGTGTGCAGCCGGGCCTTGCTCTCCAGCTGGGACAACGTCTTCACCTTCGACGAATGGTCCCTAGATGACAGGCGCAAGATCCAGAGCTATTACTGCCACATGATCGCCAACTACGACCAATCCAGGCAGCGTGGCCTGGAGAACAGCAAGATTATACAGGCCGGTCATACCCCGGCCCACCGCATCAAGGAAATGGCGGCTCACTTATAGGAGCAGCCCCATGCAGTTCGACGTATACGTCTGGAACACCCCATACAACGCCTGGACCTATACTTGGGGCTACGCCACCGCTTTCCAGAAGATGGGTTACCTGGGCAAGCACGGCGATTTGGTGAGCTGGTACGATCCTGCCAATCATCAGTCGCTGTTCGACGGGCCGTCCGATTTCATCGTAATGATAGCCCCGGAGCACCACCGACACCAAATCTTTGGCACCCCAGCCCAGAGAGAAGCCATCTCCAGCCTCAAGCGGCAGACGGGCAAGCGCCTGCTCGCGCTCGTTATGGAGTCCCTGGACGATCCGTTCGGCGCGAAAGCCTGGGCGAAGGTCGGTAGCTCCTGGTTGTTGGCCCATTATGGGCAGTATCTGCACGGGCAGGCGCAGAGCAATACCACCACGCACCTGGCCGAGCAGTTTAGGTGCTTCGACTGCGTATTCGCCCAGGACGAGGTGGACGTAAAGTGGTTTAAGGACAACGGCATAAACGCGGCCTGGCTCCCGTCGTGCGCCGACGCAGACGTGTTCAAGCCTATGGTCGAGAAGCCCCTGAACAAGGCGGCCTTCATCGGCCAGCCACACTGGCCGCGCTACGAATTCATACAAGCTTATCCCTTCAAGTTCGATTTGGTCACGGTACCCAGGGCCGCCTTCGACGATCCTCGGTGCCAAGGCACCACGGCCGAACTGGTTAAGGCCTTCAGCTCCTACCTCATAGGCGTGAATATGAGATCGCCCTTCGCCGGGGTAAGTACCAGGACGTTCGAGCTGATGGCCTGCGGCGCCTTGCCGATCGTAGCCTTGCCCGCTCCGGACAGGACCATCAGCCGGGCCTTGCTCTCCAGCTGGGACAACGTCTTCACCTTCGACGAATGGTCCCTAGATGACAGGCGCAAGATCCAGAGCTATTACTGCCACATGATCGCCAACTACGACCAATCCAGGCAGCGTGGCCTGGAGAACAGCAAGATTATACAGGCCGGTCATACCCCGGCCCACCGCATCAAGGAAATTATGGCCCATGTTTAAATCCTGCCGCATGTGCGCGGGCCTATTCATCAAATCGTCCGGGAAGCTGGCTTGCGAATGCAACGTCGGCTATCATTCCGAGATCGGCGACGCCGACGCGCAACACGTCGGGGCCTTCCTCCGGGGCCCCCTGTTACAGCACATCCGCGCCAGCTTCGCGACTGGCCGCGAGCCCTTCCCGCATTGTGCTAAATGTTTTGTGAGGCTGACGCGCGAATTGTGCGTGGAGCGGGGCATAGACATCCACGTAGAGCCGGTCAACTTCTGCCAGCTCTCATGTCCTTACTGTACCGCCACCATAGAAAAGGCGACCAAGGTCAACCGTACCCTGCCCTTGCGAGTATTCCAGAAGGCCCTCGCGGAGATTGCGGCGTCGGCTATCGGAGTAAACGACATCATCTTCGTCGGCTATGGGGAACCGCTGCTGCACCCGGAGCTGCCCATCATGGTCCAATGCGCGAGGGGATTATTTCCGTCGTGCCGCATCATCATAGACACGAACGCCAATTTCCCCCCATCTAAGGCCCAGGCCATCGCCAACTGCGGCGCAAGCCTGATAAAGATGTCGGTCGACGGCGCGAACCAGGCGACCTATGGGGTATATCGCATAGGAGGCAGCTTTGATAAGGCTATGATCTTCGCGAAGGCGCTTGCCGAGGCTTGCTGCGCGAGCCACAGCGCGACTAGATTATCGTGGAAATATATCCTATTCAACCACAATGACGGAGACGATCAGATCAAGTCGGCGGTGCGGCAGGCCGCGGAGCTGGGCGTGGAGATCGCGTTCGACGTGACGTGCAGCCCCAATTACTCGCAACGCCCCCTATCGGAAATCCTAGCCGTAGCCGGACCGCGAGCTCAGTTTACTTGCACCCTGGACGAGGGCATCGTGCATTGGTTCTCTACGACGCAGTACAGCATGAAGAACGTCTTCGACATCGACCAGAGCCTCATTCATTATGCCCTCAAATGATCCTGTGAGGGAGCCGCGATGATAGGCCTGCGCCAGATCCTTATAGAGTCCTGCAACGCATGCCAGAACAAATGCGAACACTGTGCTCATCAGGGCATGCGCGATGACGATCCTTTCTATCAGATGGGCTTGGAGGACGTAGAGGCTCTCGTGACCCGCCTCCTCCGGCTCGATTGTAAGGTGGGCAACATCGCCTTCCACGGGCCGGCCGAGCCCCTCCTCTGGCGGCACTTCAATGCTGCCGTGCGCCTAGTGTCTGAGAGCAAAATCACGGACAGCGACGCGGTGAACGGCGTAAGGCTCAGAGACGCCGAGGAGAGGCGCGGCATCCAGTCGGTCACCAACGGTAGATTATTGGGCACCATCAGCGACGACGCTTGGGATAGGTTGACCCTGCTATATGTCAGCGTCTACGGATATCCAATAGATACATCGGTGCTAGCCAAGCATCCCGGTAAATACGTATTCCTACCAAAATCGGCTTTCGATGTCATAAAACCAGAACATTTCCCATACCCGCATTTCGGCGTCTGCGGATGCGCCGGGCCCATGTATTATAAGGGTTTGATATATCCTTATTGCGGCCCTACGTTATTCGACGCCTGCGCTCGCGCCAAGGTCGATCATAAGAAGTATGCCATACCGCTACAGCAATACGACCCAAGCCGACCCGTCCCCATGCCGTACCAGACTTTCTTACCCTGTGCCTGGTGCTGGGCCAATTCGGCCATCCCGAAATATCAGGTAACGCAAACGTATTCGAGGCACTGATCCCATGCGCATGTGCGAATTCCTGAAATCGCGCGCTGACGTCGCCGAAGCGACCGAGTTCCTGACCGCGCGCGGCCTCGTCCCGCATGCCCTGGAATGCAAGAACTGGGACCTAGCACACGTCATGGCGGACGTGCCCGACGGCGACTTCCTGGACATGGGCAGCAGCGAGTCCTATATACTACACAACGTGACCCGCAAGGGCATAAGCGGGGACAAATTCGGCATCGACTTGAGAGCGCCGGACCATCCGGTGCAGGGCGTGCGCTACTCGGTCGGGGATATCATGAAGACCGGCTTCAACGCCGACGCGTTCCAGAGCATCACCTGCCTCTCCGTCGTTGAACATAACGTGGATGTGAGGCTGCTGGCGCCCGAGATCAGGCGCATCCTGAAGCCCGGCGGCAAGCTCTATCTGACGTTCGACTATTGGGATCCTAAGATCTCCACCGCGGCGGTTGGCACTCTGCTGTACGGACTGCCCTGGTTCATCCTAGACAAGGCGGAAGCGTACAACATGATCGGCATATTTAATCAGTCCGGACTAATGCTGGTGGAGGAGCCGGACTGGTCAGCCCCGGAACCGGTCATACGGGAAGATTACTTCGCACCGCTACCAGGTTATCGATACACATTCGGCATCCTAACGTTCAAGAAGCATTAGCCCCTGATATAGAAGTAATTATATTCCTGACGCGTGACGAGCTTATATCCTATCGACCGCATAAAGGCCACGTCCTGAGCCAGCCTATCCCCGAACAGGCATTCGATCACGAATAAGCCAGGATGCAGCGCCCCATTCTTGAAGCCGCCCAGGACCTCCAGTTCGCCTCCCTCGACGTCGATCGTCATGACGTCGATCGACTTTATATCGGCTTCGGCTGCCAGGATCGCGTCCAGGGTCCTCACCCTCACCTTTATGGTTTCCTTGCTCCTTATATCACCAGCTTGCTCATACCTCGGGGACGACGCCAGCGCGGAGGCCGCCTCCATCGTTATGGTGCCGCCCAGGCCGGCTATGTTGGTCTTACAGATCGTGAAATCTACGTTGTCGGCGTTGTAATTCGAGGCCGCGCATTCTATGATCCTGTTACCGGCGTCTCGATGGAGCTGCGCGAAAATGGGGTTGGCCTCGATACACAGCACGGTCCAGCCGGATTCCTTGAAGTGGCGCGACAGCGATAAGAAGTCGGGCCGGCCAGCGCCCACGTCGACGAACGTTCCTTTGAACGTTGGATCAGGATAGAACGCTCTTATGGTCTGGTCGGTATTATGCTCGCCATAGAAAGCCACGCCATGCCTCCCCTATAACTTGGATACTATCTCGCTCACTCGATGCGCCGGAGTATGCCCCATAAGTATAAGCTGCCTATTTTCAAGGCCACGCTGCCGCGTCTGAGCGTAATTGGCGATCAAGTGCGTGTGATAATTTAGCAATTTCGCCTGGTCGCTAGGCGACCACTCACAGAACCACGCGAGATGGGGCCAGCCATCGAATAGCTTAATGTTTGCGGCCCTATCAGGGGCGGGCCGATAAGTTATGACGTACTTACCGCAAGCCATAAGTTCAAACGTCCTCATCGACACACCAGCAAACGGCGATCGCATGTTTATGGCGACATTGAATCGATTATAGGCTTGAACAAGGCCGAGGGTTACGTCTGCGATCGCCGGCGCGCTGAACTCTGTCTTAGGTACGGTAACTATGTCAAACGGAAACGGGTAGAACCTTATTAGTTCTTCCCTCGGCCACCAGGCATTGCCGATGAATCCAGCTTTATTCAACGGCGCGCCATCCATGGGCCGGAACACATCCGTATCCACGCAGGCCGGTAGCCAATGCGCGTTAATGCCTCGCGCCAGCATCCACGCGACGTCCACCTCATCCTGCGTAAAGACATAGTCCAAACACCGAAATTGCTCGTCCAGTCCGACCACGTTATAGCATTGCGACGACATGCTGCCATATTTATGGCAATTGTCCGCAAGCCAGGGATAGCCGGCCTGCACCCAGGCCGCCTTACCGAAGGGATCCACGGAGGACTCGTAACAGATGCCTATAAGTTTCTTGCCTTTGCCCCGCTTCCAAGCCATGATCGCGTCCCGCTTGGCCGCGGTGCCGAAGATCTCTCCCCGGTGGTGCTCCGGGCCTATCAGCACAATGAATTGCGAGCCGGTGGAGAAGAGCGCCGCCAGATCCGGGTTGTGCCAGCTTACGATATCCCCAGCTTGACCAAGCATCCCGAGCTTCTGGAACGCATTGATGTAGCCTCTCGTATATGTCCAGGCGTTGTGGGGATTATTGTAGACATAGACGTCGAATTGCATGGCACCTATCTCTCAAGATACCGCCGGCCATGCGATATCTACCCTTCGATACTTATGACTTCGAATCGGGGCAGCGGCACAACGAGTTTCGTGCCGCACCGCATGAGCTCCCGTTCCCTCTCCTTGAACTCAGGCAGGAAATGCCAGGGGAACACGACCAAATAATCCGGATGAGCCGCGCGCATCTCCTCCTCCGAGCAGATACGCACGTCAGTACCGGGGGTATAAAGCCCCACTTTGTCCGGGTTGCGCTCAGCCACAGCCGTAATGAGGCCCGCCGTTATGCCGCAGAATTGCATCGTAATCTGGCCCTTCGTGGAGGCGCCGTAGCCATAAACCTTCTGGCCGCGTTGCTGCTGCGTGAGCAGGAACTGGCGCAGTTGGGCCCTGGACTCATCGACCCTCTCCGCGAATTCGATATAAGGGCGATCCGAGTCCAGGAACAGGTATTTCTCCCACTCCCGAGTGTGGTAGACTTCGTCCTCGACCCTATATGCCCCCTTACGGGCGACATATAACCTGAAGGAGCCGCCGTTTATTTTATTGAAGTCGATCTTGAAAACTTCCAAATTCAGGTCTTCAAGAAGGGGCTCAAACGTACCCAGCCGATAATACGTTACGTGCTCGTGCACGATGGTGTCGTAGCAATTCGCGCTCAGGATATCGCGCAGATAAGCCAGTTCCAGGACCCAGATCCCGTCATCCGCAAGGCTTGCGTCGATGTCCTCGACAAACCTACGAGGATCGTTGAGGTCGTAGAACATCGCAATGGATGTGATAATCTTGGCCTTCGGCATCCCATTGAGGACCCCGGCCGAGAAATAGTCGTTGATGAATACCGAGCAGTTGGCCGGCTTAATGTTTGAGGGGTCCACGCCGACGCGTGTCACGCTGGGCTTGTAGCAGCCAAGAGTATACCCGTCATTGGTACCGATATCCACGACCGTATCACCGGACTTGATACGCTTTATCGCCGTTATGGAATCGACCAGTGCCTCGAGATGATCGCGCATGGTCTGGTTGATGCTGGACTTGTACCAGTAGCTCTTATACATCAAATCACAGTCGATAGCGTGCGCAAGCTGCACGAGGCCGCAAGTCACGCACCGCACCAGCTTGAGTGGCGCCTTGAACTGGGCCGGAGCATCCTGCCGGTGAAACGCGTTGGCGATACATTGCATACCGAGGTCGACAACGGGCCTAAATCCTCCCTGCTTGCAGATACGGCAGTGGGCGATTGGCGTGATAGCTGCCATGCAGGCCGCTCCTCACAGATGCTGAGTAATCGTTGTGGGGATGTTGGCAGGCATGCCGCATTTACATATCATGTCATCTTCTCAAGACATAACTTCAGCACGGCCTCAGGACTTTGGCCGACCAGCGCCTGGCAATTCGCGCTGAATCCCATCTTCCGTATACTCACGCTCTCGGGACAGTTGATCTCGAGGATGAATGGGTCGCTGGGGCAGCTGGCAGCCAGCACACTCATGCCCGAGCTGACCCCGACGACGCCGCGCACCCTATTAATAAGCGCCGCCGACCTGCGCCAGGACGCACCGCGGCCGTCCACGATCCGCGCCGGGAGGCGCTCATTCTGCCCAGCGAGGCCGATAACGTAAATTTTCCCCACGCAGAGGTCGCAGAATCTTTGGAAATCCACGTCAGACCAGCCGTAAGGCCTGGCGTGCGAATAACTGTAGCGTTCCAGGACGATGGCTCGCTTGGGATCGACCCCAGCCTTGGTCAAGAAGTCCGTGGCCCAAGCCTCGTCGGCCAGGTCCGTTACAGCGACAGGCTTCCTGCCGCCGAGCAGCGTTAGATCCGTCACCCCCGCATTGAACGCATACTGATCGAAGATGTTGGGGTGCGTCCATTTATGGCTGGCCAGGAACGTATGGAAGATGACCGCCGGAGCCAGCTTGATGTCCACGCCCTGCAGCGAGAAGACCTTGTTGACGTAGGCCTTCCTCATATCTGAGGCGACGGGCATGGCGAAGACCCTGTCTGCATGCGGATTATACTTATGAATCTCGGCGTACTTATCCCCGGTTACGAACGCGATGGCGGCCTGCGGATACTTGAGCCGGTAATGCCTCAGCACCGGCGTCGCGTAGAGAGTATCCCCAAAATGCTCGGTCTGCTTGAGGACTATCGTCGGTTTACGCTGCGTGCTCAGCACAAATTGTCTGGCCTGCTCGATGACGCCCAGCGCCGATTCGATACTCACAGGGCGAGCCTGACTCCGGTTAAGCACCATCATACGATTTCTGCTCCTGTAGGTTGGATGCAAACCGCGCGTTGGCCTCCGCCTTGATCTGGAATCTCTCGTCGTTCCTGAGCAGCACCCGCCGCGTCACAGCCATGAACTCCGTATCGTGCTCTCCGCGCCTCTCCTTGGCCCAAGCCTTGTCGACCGCCTCCCAGATTTCGAGGTTCACTGCGACCAGCCTCCGTATGAAGCCCTCGTAGGCGCTAAGCTCATCCGGATTACTGCTCGCCTCGATCATCACCGCTTCCAGTACCGCCTGCTCCGCCCGTACGTGCGCCAATTTCGCTTCATCCGTAATGCGACACTTCTTGATCCTGAGCACGGCAATCTTGTCCAAGAGCTCACCGACCGAAACCTCGCAGCGCATCTTCATTGCGCCTTCTCTCTAATCGCTTGCCACTCGGCGTCCACCATCTCTACAACAAGCTGCTTGAACGTCGTGCGCGGACGCCAGCCCAGCTTCCAGTATGCCTTGCTCGCATCGCCCAGGAGAGTCTCTACCTCAGCCGGCCTGAGGAACGAGGGGTCGACCTTCACGTGATCTCGCCAATCGAGCCCCAATCGCCCGAAAGCTAGCTCGCAGAATTCCTGGACCGAGTGCTGCTCCCCCGTAGCTATGACGAAGTCTTCGGGTGCCTCCTGTTGTAAGAAGAGCCACATAGCCTCTACGAAGTCCCGCGCATGCCCCCAGTCGCGTTTGGCCTGCAAATTCCCCAGCAGGAGCTCCCCCTTGCCGCTGGCCCTAATGCGCGCCGCGGCCTGGGCTATCTTGCGCGTGACGAATTCGACGCCGCGCCGCGGCGACTCATGATTGTAGAGGATCCCGGCGCAGGCATACATCCCGTATGACTCCCGATAGTTGACCGTAATCCAATGCCCGTACAACTTCGCCACGCCGTATGGGCTCCTTGGGTAGAACGGGGTCTTCTCCGTCTGCGGCGTCTCCTGCGCCTTGCCGAATAGCTCGCTGGTCGACGCCTGATAAAAGCGAATGCCCTTGTCCACGATCCGGATGGCTTCCAGCATCCGCGTCACCCCGAGAGCGTTGGCGTCTCCCGTGTACGTCGCCTCGTCCCAAGACGTGTGCACGAAGGACTGTGCGGCCAGGTTATAGACTTCGGTGGGGCGGACCTTGCTCACCACGGAGATGAGCGATGACTGGTCTAGGAGATCCGCGTCGTGGATCTTGATGCGCGGGCCGTCCTGGCCCGTCAGGAGGTGATTGATGCGCTCGAAGTTGCGCGTGCTCGACCTGCGAACGATGCCGTGGACCTCGTAACCCTTGGCCAGCAGGAATTCCGACAAGTAACTGCCATCTTGTCCGGACACGCCTGTTATAAGAGCGATCCTGGCCATGCGCATCCCCTTTTGCGTGTATTTACTCGGGCGCAGACCGATTTTCGTCGCGGAGGGGTGGGACATCTCTGCACGCAGATACAACTGCAACCGCGCATCCGCCGAAATATGCCCTCTGCCGCATATATCGAAGACGTATGTTATTTGTGGTCTGTTTATCGGCCCATCAAGACGACATTGTCCATACTCTTGATTGGCTGCGTCATGCCTCCGTTATGTCGAGAAAGTATTCCCGTCCCGGTACGAACCCCGATTCAGCCACCATTGAAATAGTCAGGGTGCCGCTGGGCGTCGCAGCCCAGAATGCCTTGTTTTCCGTGCTACCCTCAGTAACGGCTACAAATCTCACATTATAAAGCATCTGCGGACCACCCACCGTCTGCTGTGTTTCGACTGACTCGCACCTGAATTTGCAACGGATCGTCCCAGAGGCCATGGCTGATCTCCCTAAGGTGACCAATATACGCGCAAGTCAGAACCGCCATAAGAATCGGTACTTCTTATCCCCATAGACCTTCTGATAGCCATATTTCTCGCAGTAGGCGGACTCGGTAAGGGATAATTGAACCGCATGCCGATACAGCGTCAATTTATGCATCACAAAACCTTCGGCATCCCTGTACCAGTAGTCCGGTTCGACCTCGCCATCAAGCTGCCAGTTACATGCCTTGTAAAGAGCGCCAGTGTGGTCGTAGGTTGTATCGGCAAAGGAAATAAGGGCCATGATTTCCGGCTTTAGAGCCTTGATGCGCTTGACGCAGCGCGAGAGCATCCAAGACCCCAAGTTATGCACCTGATATTCCGGCCTAATGCAGAATCGCGACAATTCTAATACGGTACTGAAATCGGCCACTCTGTCAGCCATCTGCTTACGCACGCATTTAGAAAACACACAGACCGCGATAAGAGTATCATCATAGAACGCGCCAAAAGCGACACCGGCCCGGCCGTTCAAGTAGTGGTATTTCGACAGGAATTCATTGACTACCCCATATTCTTCAATTTGCTTAATCTCGATCTTATTCAGATCGATTACCTGCGCGTCGGGCACGCTTCTGCCGAGCCAGTACAAGATCCTTGACCGCACTTTGTCCAAGGTCTTAAATTCATGCTCCCACAACGTATGCACTTCGTATTGATCTCGGAAATACTTGTGTATGTAAGCCAGCTTGGACTTGTCGCGCCTTATACTCTTAGGCAGATCGTGCCAGTAATCCCCGTTCACCTCAATGAGCAGTGATCTAGGCGCGTGATGAATGAGGCAATCGAAGACATAATAGCCTACAGTCGTGCTGGGACCCTCCCGCTCATATCGTATTTGCATGTCGTCCAGCAGAGAGTAAAGCATGCGCGCCTGCGTACTGACGCTTGGCATTTGTGCCAGCGTATCAGCCATTTTTAAGCGGAACGCCGCGTTCTGCCACCTCGCCTGTGCGATGAGCGCCATTTTATCGCGGAAGGCTTGAGTGGACGTATAGGCTTTAATAC